AACAATCTTGACCTCGGCATCTTCTTGCGCAAGTATCTGCAATGTCTGGTCATCTAAGCCAGAATATTCCTCAATGCGGACAGTTTCTGTCTCCTCCCACCAATACTTAGCAATTCCGCACTTACGCACCAGGCTATCTTTGAAGATGGCGTAGGTGGTCATAAACCCGTTGTTGTCAGAGTTAAAGACAAAGTTTGCGTAGTCGGTGGCCTGCTTGGCAAATGCCACGTCCTCGGGACCCTCTGGCACAAACTCAACTACGTTCTCGCTGGAGAAGAACACCCGCATCAAACTGGGCATCATGGCAGATACGGTATCGCGCACCTCCATCGCCACCACCTGTGACCGGCCATCTTCCTCGTTGCCAAACTTATCGCCACGGTAATACTCAGTACCGCGCGCACGGATAGGCGACAGGTCAGAATCTACATAGCTCACGGCGTCGGTCAGGTCCTGGCCAATAATCGCCTCCAGCTCGGCGTCGTCCATCGGCTCCATTGCCGACACGTCGGTGTTTGGTAATTCGTTCATCATTTTGATTTATTCCTTGCAGATATTGCTTTTGCCTTTACGCGAGCATCTTCCTTGGATGAAGCACCCCAGGCTTTAAGGGATAACAGCAGCCTGGTCGGTTCGCCGTCCTTCATCTCAGGGCCAGGCATATTGCCCATTCTCGCAAGGAATGACGCCCTGCGCGGGTTGTCGCCTGACTTAACCGGCGCCTTCAAATCCATGCCCTGGGCCTTGGCACTGGCGCGCCCCTTGGCGTTTAAGCCACCAGCGGGGTTCTTTCCCTCGCTACGCTGCCATGCTGGTGTTTTCATTTAATGCCCCAAAAATACAAATCTCGCGGTGATTGGTTTTGGCTAAATTCATGCCGTGAAAACCTCTTTGCCAACAAACCAAAGTGACCCGCCTCAAGATTCATGTAGTAGTCATTGGTAAATGGCGCATCAGCCGGTGAAGTTCTCGTTGTCCCGTGCTCATGCCTACCCGTTGTTGCACAAGAAAATACGACCAGGCCGCCAACCCTTACCAGGTCAGTCATCTTGGTAAATGTCTTGCGCCAGTGCCGGTCATGCTCAAAGCACTCGCACGATATGGCCACATCAAAATAGCCATCAGGGTGCGGCAACTCATGCCCCGCGCACACAATGTCAACGCCCTTACCCTCACCCAAGTCACAACCTACATACTCCTCAGAGCTTGAGAAGAAATCACGCACGCTGCCGTTGATGTCCAGTGAGCCAATCTCCAAAACCCGCCCACCCAAAAAAAACTCAGGGAAACGATTCCTTACGCCACTGACAAAATCAATTTGTGATTGGTGACTCATTTGAACCAAGCCTCTGCGTAGTGGGGTCGGTTCTTTAGCAGCCACGGCATGGCCTGCTGGGTCAATCTCTCACCTTCAAAGCCAATGGTCTGGCTGCCAACGTGATGCACATAAGAGCGACTCAGAAAATGCTGGAAACCCGCTTGAAGCAAGTCTTTGCAGTGGACATCATCGGAGAACCAGTTCAGCGGGGGAAACTTAAAGCACTCCCACGCATCGCGCTCAATCCACGCAAATATGGGACTGAGCACCGGCATCTGCACAATGCAGTCCTCGCACGGGTATTTAAAATAGTGCAGCTCCTCGTCATAGAGATTGGTGCGAATGTTTTGCTGCGGACGTGCCGCATCACAGCGCGCCGCCACCCAGCCCACTGGCTCGCCTGTCTCGTCTTTTAACTGCTTTACATCCTCCAACAGATACTTGTAGCTGGTAGGCGTGAGCACAATATCGTCGTTGGCGCAGACCACCGAATCAAACCCATCAGAAAAGGCTTTGTCCATGACCTGGTTGTAATCGTCACCAAAATTATGCGGCGAACCAAACACTTTAAGGTCAGTATCAAAGCCGCCGATCACGGACTCAGGGCCGCGCAAGTAGACAGGGACCTCGGGACAATACTCGGCAATGCTTGCGAGCATCACCCGCAAACCCTTGCCGTGGACAGTTGATATGCAAATCGGTGAGATCACTTCTTCTTCACCGGCTTGGCCGTCTTAGCCGCCTGTCTAAAGTCAGCAGCAGATGGCGCTGCCTTGCTGCCGACCTTGTTCATCTTCTCTTTAGAGCCAGCCTTGATACGGGCCTGCTTGGCGTTGATATTGGCATAAAGTCCAGGTTTCATTCCTCGTCCCCTTCCATTTCGGTGTCAACATATTCCTCGTCGCTGTCCTCGCCCGTGTTAGGACCGCCAACAACCCACGCATCGCACGTTCGGCTGGCTGCGCACTTGAAGTCGAATATCTCGCAGTACCCAAGGTCTGCCAACGCAATCGTTCCCCACGGGTCTGCCTCCATGCCAATACCCTTGGCAATGCACTCTTTGATGGAGTCCTGCACATTGAATGCCGCGCAGTTACCGCAGCGGCTTTGCTTGGCGTCACTTACTGTCACGTCCCATGTATCGGCCTTCTTCTTCCAGTACGCGGTGTTAGGCAGATCAGGATTCTCTGGACCATACGCCGCAGTAGTAATCGCCTTGGCGCGGTTCTTCAAGTTCAATGTCACGTCCTGCGTTGGCAGCGGACACTTCTTGTCTGTCTTAGACATCATCTGCTTCATCGCGCCCTGGTAGCGCGCTGGTACGTCTCGCATACTTGTAGCCATTACATCTTCCCCTTCATGGCTTTAGGCTTGATCTTGGCCTCGGACAGCGCAATCGCAATCGCCTGCTTAGGGTTCTTCACTACCTTGCCGCCAGCACCAGAGTGCAGCTTTCCGCTTTTGTACTCACCCATCACCTTGCCAACTTTCTTCTGCGCCTTGGTCATCTTCATGGTTTTACCCCTCCAATTAATTACGCCAATTATGCTACGCGGGGTATGTTCCTGCGCAGTGACTGCCCCCACTTATTGCTGGACGCAGAGCCAAAAGCACCCGTTATTGCGTCAGAGGCAAACGTCAAGCAAAACGCATCTGCCCTATCCGGACTCGCCAACCCGCGCTTCCTGATCTCGTCCTTGCCCTCAATCTGAATCTTCCCGCTGCTGGTGAACGAATACCGCACTGTGGCCAGCTCAGAGATCAACAAATCATCCTTGGGCATGGTGCAGTCGCGCTGCTCCAGCCACGCCTTGGCCTTGTGCCACAGCTCAGCCTTCAGGTTCCTGTACGTCCCGCCCATCGCCGGACTCTCCGATACATTGATCCCGCGTGCAGGCAAGTTCAGCTCGCGCAGCCGGTCAACCACGCCAGCACCCAGGCCAATGCTGTCCACAAGTATCTCGTGCGGACGCTGGCTCGGCATCAGGACCTCATACTCAGACACAATGGCGCCGGTCAGTTGCATCAAATCCAAATTCTTCCAAGTCTTAATCGGTTCAAGCACCGCGTTACCCTGGCGCTTGCACAGCGCGCTCCTGTCCGATCCAAACCTGGCCACGTCCAATCCCCACACCAGGCGCGCGCTCAAGCTAGGCGCCACGTCCCGCTGTGTGGCCATCTCCAGCAACTCCATAGGTATCACGGTATCGTCATCGGACCTGGGAAACTCACCCAGCACGCGAATCCGGTACGCGTTGCTCTCCTCGCCATAACGCGACTTCATCTCCTCGATGTACGCCTCCGACACGCGGGGAGAGTCCGCGCAGCTAACCTTCATCGTGATCCAGTCACCCGCCAGACGGTTGTGCGTATCAAAGAAAAAACCGCTGCTGCGTACCGGATTACCTAGTAACAAAGTTACAGCGCTATGCCCCGACATACTCCCAGCCGCTGCCTCAAACACCTGCTCCGGTATACCCGACGCCTCGTCTGCCACCAGCATGACGTGGTCCGAGTGGACCCCTTGCAAGGCCTCGGGCTGCTCTGCCCTTGATGTGCGTGCCGAGATAAACGCCTCGTTCGGGAATTCCTTAAACTCAATCCTGTCTTGCTTAACCTCAAGCTGGTTCTGCAACGTCTCGGGCAGCGCCTTCACCCACCGCTTCAGCTCAGCGAACAATGCGTCATACAACTGCGAGCTGGTGGGCGCGGTGAGCACAATCTTCACCGGAAACCGCAGAAACGCATACCAAATAATCGCCCAGGCCGCTGCCGTACTCTTTCCCACGCCATGCCCAGACCTCACGCTAATCCTGCGCTCACCCCTGGCAATGTGCATCAGAAAAGTCTTTTGCCACTCATCCGGTTCCGTGCCTAGCACCTCCTGGACAAACGCTACAGGATTCCTGTAATACTTTTTCGCCCACTCAATGAAGGGGTTCTTTGACTGCTCAGTCTGTGCCTCTGTCATCTCGGTGACAGTGGACGCGATAGTTGGCACAGTTTTTATTTTTTTTAGGGCAGTGGGCGCTGCCGGTGACACGGGTAGGGGGGTAGGGGTCATGGTTTAGGGCGGCGGTGTCTGTTTAGGTGCAGCAGTTGCCGCCCCCGCTGCTGGCGCAAAGGGGGGGGTCGGGCTGCCCCCCTCCCAGCGGACGGGCCAGTACCCCGCGTACAGGGGTAGGTTATCCACAGGATAGTCACAGGCTGAACAACTTAACATAACGTCCGTCGTATAAAGTACATAGGCTTGAGACATGGTTATCCACAGACCTGCGGCATGGTGTCAGCGTCCTGCACCACCTCGACGTGACGCAGCGCATCCAGGCGCAACCCTCCAATGCTGATGTTCACCGCGGGACCGCGCTGTTGAGCGTAGACGCTAGGCTTCCATCGCTCTGCCACCCACTGCCGCGTCTGGATGCGCACGCGAGCCAGGTTGCTCTCCTCTGGCGCTGCCTGGTCAGCGATCTCCAGCGTCTGGCAAGCGAGCACATCTGCTGCACGGGCGCGCGCGCGAGCAATTTTATGCTCGTTATCGGGCATATCGCACCATATTTCCAATGCCCGCCGCCCGATTCCCAGTGCCTCGCATATCCGCGCCGTTGACTTGCCGGCCTCAAACATGGCCACGATCTCCTCGACCTGGAGCGAGTCCAGCACTGCTAGGTCGCTGGTCTTTTTCGGTTGTCCAGCCATCAGAAAGCCTTTAAATCGAATTGAGCCATGCCAAGCACCTTACCCATGCCCATCCCCACATAATCGCTTCTACGCATCATCTAGCCCCTTTAAACGCCTTTGTGTCGAACAATTTCGGCAGCGTGCTCGGTTTGCTCATATCCAGGTCATTGACCATGTCATCGAACCCGCTTGGACCGCCAACCGATACCAGCTTGCTCTCTGGCCACAGCCGCTTGATCTCGCCTAGCTGACCGCCTGCCTGCTTGGCTAGGATTATCGCAATCTCTGCTGCTGTCCAGACCTGCCTGTCCGTTGTCCCTGGCCACTGCTGGCAGTAGAGCTGCTTCGCCTTCTCGTTTGGCACGACAACGAAAACCGTTCCATCCTCGCGCTGGTGCTCGATCTGTCCCAGGTCCGGTAGTTCGCTGACTCCGTTAGCCGCAGCCCAGGCTTCCATCGCGTCGTAGGCTTTGCACATTCCCCTGACCGCCTTGTTCAACTTTTCGTCGTTGCGTTCTTCCTGTGCCTGCCAGACCCGCTCCAGTTGCAGCCACACCTTTTCCCGCAGCTCGGTATCCACCAACCAGACCAGCCTATCAATACCCCACACCGCATCATGGGTATTCTTCCGGTTTGTCAGCTCAACCATGACCGCGTTTTTGAACACGTCAAACTTGTCTGCTGGAAAGCTCGGCATGGTCGGCGTTGTAATCGCCAATGTTTTAAGTTTATTTGTTGCCACTTGGTTCTCCGATTCTGGGCATTAGGCGGAAGACAAATGGGAGCGTATATTAAGACATACGCTCTCCCATTTGTCTTTTCCTG